TAGTAAATGGTACAATATAGATAGTTAGAAATGAGATAAAAACATTTCTAAAAATAAATTAAAAATAATTTCAAAAAACACTTGACAAGCATTTTGAGAAATGCTATAATAGTTACATAAAGAATAAAGAGGTAAGAAAAATGAAATATATGACACAATTAAAAGAGGTTCAAGAGTTTGCAATGGGTATTATTAAAGATTATCCACTTGATAGCCAATCGCCAAGAGTTTTGTTAGCCTTGGCAAGTGTTACACCAAACGTTTTAAAACAATTTTTTGAATTAAATAAAGGTAAAACACCAGAACATATCTATCATTTATTGGCTCGTAGCGGTTCTATTGCTAATTGGCTTGACGCTTACGCTCTTGTTGCTTATATCAATGATTAAAGAAAGGGTAGAGCATGGAAACATATTTTTTCAAATTCTATTATATTTATAGGGACGAACCTTATAAGGCTTATGTGAGGGTGGTTAAGCTATCATTTGCAAAATCATCAGCAAGAGACTATAATACAATAAGGGCAAGGCTTAAATGTGATTTATGGTTTAAGTTAAACCCGACTAAACTTTTAGTCTTTAAAGACGGAAAATATGAGTATTTAAGTAAAGAGGGTTTATAGAATGATAGCAAAATTTCAGATTATTCTTGAGGGGGTAACGCCTCTCAAGATTCAATGCTTAAAAACATTTTCAGATGAAAGGCTGGAAGCAGAAAGAAAACACTATCTTATTAAAGGTTTTTCAGAATATTCTGAAAATTTGTTTGAAAGCAAAAATAAAAAAGAGTTGATAATATTTGATAATATCAAAGACCTTAAATTTTCAAAATATAGTCATTATTGCTTAAAATCAGCTTATGAACGTTTTATACAAGGAAGGGAGCGATATTAGTATGGATTGTTTATAAAATATTTTTCCTAGTGAAATTGAAAGGGTTAGAAAGGGAGTTATATAAATTAGGGTATTAGTAAAATGAAAAATTCATATAGTAAATTAAATAAAAAAGGGCGTTTCTTGTTTTGGTGGTTTGTTTATTGTGGTGTAAGTTTCACAATAATGTTAATTGTTATATCACTTTTAGTTTCAACCGTTTTCAAACAAAAGCAACTGGAACAGCAACAAAGCACCATCACGAAGTTAAAGAAAGAAAACGATAGCAACACGGCTTCTATCTTGCTCCTTGTCGCTTATTTAGAGAATGTTGGAGGATAAGACCATGGAAGACAAAACACGCTTAGAAGATGAAGAAAAGCGCTTACAATTTGAAAACAGTTTAAGACAACATAATGATTTTATTTCAAGGCTTACGGCTGGGAGCGTTCGGGGTATGGTGACATTTGATGAATTGATTACACACTCATTTGCAAGTTATTTAGAAACGCTTTCGCAAATGATGAAAGCATACCCTGATGGTTTAGATAAAGTTCACTTAACCCAGCAACTTATAAACCGTCATCAGTCTTTTGCATTAGCTGGATATGAAAAACATATCAGCAATTATAAACAGCTAGAAAATCACTATTTACAGAAATACAACCAGATGAATAGCGTTCTGTCCGCCATTTGTTCCCTTGCTCTGGATAACCCAGACGAAGACGCTTATAAAATCATTGCAGAATACAAAAACAGCTAGTAGAAACTTTCTACTAGCTTTTATTTTTATGAAAGCATTTCATTCACTTTGTCTTGAACTGCTTGAGGGTCATAGCCTGCATTTGTCAAGCTGTCATAACGTTCTTGACCGTTGCCCCAAAGCCCTTGAATAACCTCGTTTGCTATTGTGGTAAGGTTTTTTATAGTGTTTTCATTGCTTACATTATCTTCATCGTCCAATAACACTATATTTTTATCAAACGGATTGCTAGAATATTGCCACCAGCGTATACCGTCCATGCTTGGAAAGTATTCAAAGTTAGCTGTACCATCATTTAAGCCATACCCTGCAATCCATAGAGAATTAGGGAACTGTGCTAAAATTTGCTGATAGTCTACGTTCTCAATTGTGAAAGGTTTGTAACTATAATAAATAGGTGTATATCCAGCGTCAGCAATCATCTGCATAAAGCGTAAACATGCTGTTGTGTTTCTTTGTACGCTTGCGCTTGCGTGGTCTTCATAGTCCAATACAAGGTATTTAACTTGCTTAGGTATGTTAGCAAGGAAATAGCGTGCTTCTGCTTCTGCTTCTTCTTCATTTCCACCAAACCAAGCAAAATGATAGAACCCGATAGGGTTTGACTGGTTCACTTGAGCAGATAAGCAAGGGTTTAAATAGCTTGTACTTTCTGACACCTTAATAATTGTGTTGGTTGTCCCTGCTTCTTCCAAAATTCCTGAAATGTCGTAGCCTTGATGGCTTGCAACATCTATAAATAAATCATTTTTCTTGACCATTATTTCTTTTCTCCTTTAAATTCTTCTAGTAGTTCTTTCCCTGAATCCAACTGCGCTGTATATTTTTGTAGTTCTGCTTGTACTCTAGCTGTCATAAACTTAGGGATAAAAACGCCCATAACGGCTAGATTTTCCATAATTGACAAAGCATAGTATAGGTTAATGATAATGAGTAAAATCTGACCGACTGCCATAGCTTGAATATAAGTTAAAAATACTGCTACAAAATAGTAAAAAATAAATGTACAGGTGTGTTTGATAACTCCTTTTAAACCCGTCCAGCTATCTGAGACTTTCCACTTCCAAGCCTTTAAAAAGCCCGTGATAAAGTCAAATAAAATCAAAGCAAAAAGGAAAGTGATATAGTCGCCCTTGGCAACTTGTAACATAATATTATATAACATGATTGATTATCTCCATAAATTTATTTTTTGTTTCTAAGTCTTCATAAATAAACATATTTTTAAGGTATAGACTTCTCAAGGTCTTACCTAGTGCGCTGGATTTATTTAAGTAAATATACCCGTCCTCTACTTGCTCCACTTCCAGACAATAAGCGGTCAAATTCTTGTCAAAGCCTTTAGCGATATAAACCATATTGTCGATATAGTACCCTGTTAAAAATGTACCGTCACAATAGAAACTATACAGCCTAGACTTCAAACCTTTAATTTTAGCTATATTCTTATCGTTCTTAAGCTGGAACTCGTTATTAGCTACACTCTCATAAATACTAGACTTACTTAGTAATTTAAAGAACCCGCTTTCCTTTTCTTCCTCAGTTTGAAATGCTGAGTGCGGTGGGAACTCTATCAAGGTAGCATATTGTTTCAAATTATAGAACCGCTTGCCGTTATCGTCATAGAATTTTAAAAAGGCAAAATAGGGATTGTTGAAATTACTTGCATTTGATAGCAGGTAAGCGTGACACCCGTCACGGCGTCTAAATACCGAAAAGATAAAATTTAGTAACGCTTCCACTTCGTTATCAAGATACCTTTTTTTACTTGTAACGTCTATCAAAACTTCATCGTATAGAATACTCATCACTTCATCATATTCTGAGCCTTTCAAGTCAACCCATGTAGATAAGCTCTTGAGATAGCAAACTATTTTCCCGTTTAAAATTATTTTAGTAGAAGACAAGACTAGTATATTCTCCTCTTCTTTCATGTTATCGGCTCTGAAAATAATTTTAGTATGAATTTTACTAGCGTCGCTGTCAATCACTTCAAAATTTGTAAAAACTTGCTTAAGCAATTCTGTAGTGAAAAACTTGTCTTTGTCGATTCGGTCAAGCTCCGACTTGTTCCGTCTTAAATATATGAATTGTTCGCCTTTGTCTATAAACCTTTTGAAAAGATACTTTTTCAAAGCAAAGGTTTTCCCGATTCCACGCCCACCAATCACAAAATTAAGATACTGGTTATATGATAACATTTTTTGTGGATTGTACCATTTTTCAAATTCTTCGATAGAAAATCACTCCTTTCTTATTTCATTATATCATACTTTTAAAAAATTCGGGTTGTTTTTCTGAATGTCAAACAAAATCTTGTCTTCTTTGTTTGCTGAATAGTTCCATATCCTTACACCTGATTGAAAAATAGCCTGAATAGCGTTCATGTGCGACTGGTTCGCTCTTAGTGTTCCAAGATTGACGTTAATCATCTTAATATAATTAAACCGCTTTCTTGACCTCATCACGCTTAAAGCGTCATTAGTGAACCAGTTGACAAGCACCCCGTAACATTTAATATACTCGTTCGCTCGTCCCATGATTTCTTTTTGAGCTAGGGAGACTTTCCAATATACGTCAGTCAGCCTGTTCCCACTCTGGAAACTCAAGTCATTTCCGATTTGTTGTACGCTGATAGGTTGGTTCTGTAGGTCTGCCATCGTTGCGTTGTATGCTCTGATGGATTGGTCTAGTGCTATTTTAGATTTCATGTTAGCGAGTGCGTTTGATTGAGATTTTAAGGCGTTGTTTTCACTTGTAAAACCTTGTTGTACTACCTTATCGTTATAATCTCGGTTAGCATTAAAGACTTTCATACCACCAGACGCAAGCCCACCAAGTGCACCCCCAAAGTTACCCGTTAGGAGATTTCCAGCCACGTTTAAGATACCGCTTGCACCCTCTGTCCATTGGTTGATGTTGGCGCTATCTACGGCAAATTGTGCGTTATAGCTGGCTTGTGAGTTAGCTGTAGCGACTTGTTTATTAGATAGGTCTATACTTTGCTTAAGCATTTCTCGATTCTCTTTAAACGTCAACTGTGTGTGTTCCATCTGGTTCTTGTGACCCTGAATATAGCTGGTTTCTTGGTCGTTTAGGATTGCAACGCTTTTCCCTGTAACGTCATTAAGCCCGTACTTGAAATGCTCTGGGTTATATTCCGCCCATTCTCCACTATTCAAATTTTCCAGAATGTTCTTATCAGCATAGCTTACATTGTTAGCGTTGTTATACTCAAGAAAATTGATATGAACTTGATTACTATCACCAAGGCTACCGATTACAACTACTTTATATTTGTGGTTTTCGTCTATCGTCCTTGGTAAATATTGGGGCTGGTACACATAGCTGTTACCGTATATGTCATACAATTCTATTTCAGTAAATTCACTATTTAATAGCTGTACTTCTATTTCTAGGTCGTCTTTACTCATATATGAGCGTAAGCCCTCTTGTATCTGGTCATAGGCAATCTTTAATAGGTTAGGGATTTCATAAACATTAGGGCGATAGTCAAAAAATCCGTCTACTTCAATCAGCAAGGCTTCAACGTCAAAGGCTGTTTTTGAGTAGTCCCCGTTGCCTAGTTGTCTATCCCCTGTGTTACCTGTTATCTCTCCAATATCTCCACCAGCCACCACTTCGGGAGGGTAGATAATACTTTCAATATTAGCAACCGTGTCTATACCCGTTCTTTCGGTTGTGTAACCGCTCCAAGCGTAGTTTTGTTCTATTACGTCATAACTTGAGCCGTTGACCGCTGATATAACAGACGTATGCCCCCATATGTTGTTACCTGATGGGATATAACAGACAATACAGCTTACTCTTAAATCAGCCCAAGACGGGTCAAAGCGGACTTTCCAGCCCAAGGCTTCCCAGTCATAATCGCCCCCAATGTTGCTGGCACTCATACCCCTCTGCGTATCGCTTCCGCTGGCTTGTCTGCCGTTGCCGTTAGGGTTCGGGGTGTTGATACCTCCCCCGATGTCACAACCGCCCAGCAGTTGAGAATAGAAGGCGACTAGCCCGTAACATTGTCCGTTACCTACGCTAGTTCCTACTCGTGACTTGATTTCATTTAGTGCTTTTAGCGTTTCTGTAGCTTCTGCCATGTCTTACCCTTTCTGTAACTCGTCTTGAATAGTAGAAAGCCAAGCGTTTGCTTGCTCTATGCGTTCCGCTTCTTTATAAGCTACGCCCTCCCAGTTGTTCATAAAGTCGCTTGCATTGGTGCTGGCGCTTGCTGTGGAACTAGCTACCCGTCTAAACGTATCGGCTCGGCTCTCTTGATTCATAAATTGAAATTGTAGGTTAAAATCCCATAGTGATTTCCCTTGGCTTCGTGCAAAGTTCAAAAGCTCCTCAGCCCTTGGACCCGTCCACTGACCTATCCCGATACCTATCCAGTGATTGCCGTCTGACCCTCTATAGCCTGCTTCGTTTAAGCTGATAGAGTAGAGACTAGCAAAAGCGCCCCAGCTTCCCATAAGGTTTTCTGCTGTTGGTTCTGATTCCATTTTCTCGTACTCGTAACCTGTAGCATAATCCGCCTCGTATTTCTTAGCGGTCACGTTACTTTCTGCTGAGAAGTTCCCGATAATTCCAGCAATCCCCTCCGCTGTTGCGTCTGGCACTAGCTTTTTGATAATTCTAGTAACCAACTTAACACGGCTTTCCTCGGTTGAAATGTCGCCCTCTTCATTGGTGCTACCACTTCCACCGCTGGAAGAACTTCCCGATGTCCTATAGTTTCGGCTATTCTTGCGCCCAATCTCTGCAATACTGCCCGTTATATTAGACAAGATTTCTATATAGGTCTTGTCTCCGTCTGCTGTCTCTTTGTATTTTACACCAATATCACGGCTTAAATACATATTGACAATCTGGTTAACGGTGCTTGACCCGTCCTGATTCAATCCGAAAAGGTGCTTATATAGGTTTTCAAGGTAAAAGCTATCATACTTTTTGCCTTGGAAAATAAAAGGTCTGGACGCTCCACTTTTCAAATTTACAGGGATAAAAAAGTATTTAAAGGTTTTCTGCATACCTGAATAACTCATATTTACGGGGCGGTTTGCCTTGGTGGTCATCTTAATCGTAGGTTTTGCCACGACTACAAGCCACTCTGTATCGATTCCGACTTCTCCAGCCCGTGTAGCGTACTTAGTCCCAACTGAAAAACCTTGCTGACTGTCTTTCAGTGCCCACAACTCATTAGGTAAGGTTTGCTGTTCCACTTGACCAATCACATTAAGCGCCTTTAGTTCGTGTTGGTAGGTGTTCCAAACGTCCACCTCATAAATAATGCGTGTAGCGTCTTCATTGATATAAAGCACGTCAAAGACAAAGGCGTAGTAGGTTCTTCCGTTGTTGATAAACCTCATATAAGTCACATTCTCATATTTCTCCACCCGTCCAGAAACTACGATTGAGCCGTTACGCTGTGTATATTGAAACTTGTCATACTCATACACAATTTCTATATGTGGATTGGTCTTTGTGAAAAAGTCTTCCATAGCTTCTTTTGTCTCAAAGTTTATCACGTTAGCATAGTCATTTTTAAAAGGGCTTTTTGCATAAAGCCATATTTTGGTTGATTCTTGCATAGTCTCTCCTTTAAAATAGGAGGGCTGAAACCCTCCCTCAATCTTGTCCTATCTGTCCTTGTCCTATCCATTGACCCGACTTTCTCACGCTGTGCGGTGCTGTGACTGCTTGCCCGACTGCGTTTGCTGGCTGTTCGCTGACGTCTTGCCAACCGCTTTTGCGCTGTTGGAAGATACCGCTTGGGCGGTTTAAGGTCTTAAAGATTCCGTCTTTACGGATAGCCCACGGTTTCAGAGTTTTAGGCTTTTTCTTGTTGGTATTATATAGGTACATACCCACATAAAAGGAATTGTCTGAATATTGTCCGTCTGGATAAGATACATTTATATTTAAGGCACTGGCTGATGAACTTTCTTCGGCTGGTATGGTCACGGTAAAGTCTTGGCCAACTTCATCATTTTTAATCACTTCATCGTTTGTATATCCGCTAAACGTCCAAACGGTTCGCCCGTTGATTTTAATATCATATTCTACCCGATACCCAGCATTTGAGCTGACCCGTTTACTCCACCAAAAGAGGGCTTTAACTCTTATTTTAGCCGTGATGGAATTATCATCGTTTTTTGTCTCTTCTAGGATTTCAACGGATTCACCCCAGAAACGCATAGACGCCCATACAGACGGGTCATTTTGCCCGTACTGTATATAGGTCGTGTTTCCGTTGGTCATGTACCCGTAGTCTGTGTCCCCTGAGAACTGCCAAGCGTTGGCATAGGCTTCCGTCCACGGTGCTACACCTGTACCAAAGTTTTCTACGTTGGCTGTGGTAGAGGTTGAAAATCTTAATTCTAAAGGCATTAGATACCTCCTGACAAGTCGTTTTCTGTGCTTCCGTTGTTAGTCCTGATAAAGCTGTTTCCGTCTGGTGTACCACCGAATAGGTTAATATTACCCGTTGCGATGTTGCGACCTTGGTTAAAGTTACCAGCCATGCCACCGCTCCAAGCACCTGACCCCTCAAGGTTTTCAATTATTTTACGCAAAGCATTTTGTAAGCTTGCGTTAGCATTTTCTAGGGCTTCAATCCGCTCCTTGAGTGCGTTGTTTTCCGCTGTGATACGTTCGTTTAATTTAGCGACTTCCTTTGTGATTAGGTCGTCTAGCTTCTTGATTTCTTTTTCTAGCTTGTCGTTTAAAGCGTCAATCCGTCCATCAAGTCGCTTAACTTCATCATCTACTTTCTTTTCAAGGTCAGCGATTTTCTTATTGACTTTAGCTATTTCAGCGTCAATGTAAGGTTTGATAATCTTGTTATAGTAGATGTCCGCTTTTTTGTTAAACCAGTCGTCCGCTTCCTTACTCTCCATATATCTACGTATAAGCAAGGGAATAAGTTGCTCTAGTAATTCGGTCAAAGCGTTCTTATAATCTTCTAGTTCACTTTCCAGCGCCACAAAATCATCTAGTAGTTGCTTAAAGGCACGCTGTAGCCATACTAAAAGCTCGTAGATAGAATTGGCATTATCAAAGCTGGTAGGGATTGAGGGGATAAGCCCCCATCTTTCTACCCAGTAGGACGAATACCGCCCACGATAAGCCCTGAAAAATTCATCTTTAAATTCTTCTGGATTCATGTTTTAAAACCCTTTCTTATTTTAGTGAGATTCTTCTGGTAAAGGTTGCGGAAAGTTTCCAACTGTTTCAGGTTCTGACGCTGTTATAGGAGGTGCGCTAGGTGTTGGGTTGATTTCTGCTGGCGGTGTAATTGGTTTGTATTCTAACGGCTGGTTAGGTTCGTATGATAAAGGGTTTTTGTAGCCCTCAAAATGTTCTGACTGATATTCAATTATTACTCTACTAAGTTTTGTATTATAAATAGAGTCAGTAGGAGCTTTTTTATAATTTGTAAACCATTCAATCATAAGCTGATAACTATCAATTCCAACTATATCATGCGTATTAAATGTAAATGCTAGGTGTTTATCTTCTGTCAACTCAGCTTTAACACTGATAGTAAAATCATTTACAATCTTATAAGGTTTATCGCTATCAAGAAAATCCTCTCTTGTAAATCTAAACTGTGATAGAGCGTTATTAGGAGAAATAACAGTAAGTAAAACATAATTATTAAAGTAATCGTCATCTTGTAAGCTGATATTTGTTGTATGTTTTTCAAATTGACTAATAATTTTACTCCAATGTGCAACTGTAATAGGTACGTTGCTTAGAGCTTCTGTAATAGCATTGGTTACAAACTCTTTAACCTTTTCATCGTGGATTGTCAAACTTTCTAGTTCTTTTGTAATCGTTACCAGTTCGCCGCCAGATAGAGGGAATTGAGTAAGGTCTTGGCTGATGTTCGCTGTCTTATTATTGTCAGGGTCTTCTCCTGTGAATGAATGAGAAACGCCAAGATAAGGAACGTTAGAGGTTACTGCGTTTACTTTATCGCTATCAGCCATTAAAATTAGGTTTGTGTCTCCGTTTTTATCCTGTGAAACGTCTGCTAGTGTGTCCTTACCTTGGATTGTTAGGCTCTCAACTCCCTGATGTTTCTGGAATTTAATCAATGAGTGAATACCTCTGACACGTTTAGTTGTCTTTTTTTCTGGATTGTAATTGCTATTTTTTGCCATCTTCTTTTTTCTCCTTTTCTTTGTCAATGATTTTGATTGAGTTTGGATAGAGTTCTTTTAGGTCTGCGAGGTATTCAAGATACCGAACCAGTAAAGTCCCTTTACGTCCTAACTTTTTCTTGTCAGCAATTAAAAGTGTGTAGCCGTTGTGCTTCTTGTATTTTTCTAGCTGGTCTTTAAATCCTAAATAGATACAATCACAAATGGTGGAAACACGGGCGCAAGATTGGTCTTTATCGTCTCCGTGTCCCAGCACTTCAATCTGTAGTGTGTCCGTTGTCTCGGACAAGTTGATAATTATCATAAGTTTTCATGCCCTCTTTCTGCTGTCATGACGGTGCGAGGTACTCCCTTTCTATCGTTTGTTACATTGATTTTAAAGGTAGCCCAATCTTCAAGGAGTTGCTGACCGTCAATCTCTACACGGCTTTCTTTTAGCCCATTGATAGCCATTTGATAGTTAGGGGTTACGATAACTCCATTATCCCAATGTACCACCTCATTTACAAGGGGTATGCGTGAAAAATAGTTGTTATCGTCTATCACTCTGCCAAAGCCTTTCAGCTTGCTTTTGTTGGTCAACTTCTCAAAGCTATAATAAGCGCACACAATCTTAAAGCGAATGAATAAAAGCGCCTTAGTTGATTGTAACGGCTGGTAGCTCTTTCTGATAGCCCAGAAAGTTTCGTTTTCAATGCTTTCATAATGGTAGCTGATAGGCTTTAGCTTTATCCACAACTTAGCAAGGTCGCCCAAGCGTCTGCTATTTGACTGGATATAGTATAAACCATCATCAGAATAAGCAAAGTCTTGAAAACTGAAAAGCGTGATTTCTTCTAACATACTATCATATTTTAGTATTTTAGCGTTTGATAAATCTTTCATCTATGCACCTTTCTAAAAGACTTGTAAAAACAGTTTATCACATATATTAAATATCTGAAACTGTATATCCTTTAATTCTGCATTGTTTTGTAAGCGCTCTGCAAGGCTTGAACCGCTCCACCCTGAAACGTTGCTTTTTGTGTCTGCGTTGTTCTTCTGGTGGTTTTCTACCAGATTGTCAGCGTACTCTATAACCCCATAGCGCTCAGTGAAGACAATTTCTTTTCGCTCTTGTGGTGTCGTGTTCGCTATCTGTAGCGCCTGCCCGTCCGCTTTCTGGTTGCCTACCGTGTCAATATTCATTGACTGGTTTAAGTCCTTGATAGCCTTGTTCCTGATTTCTGATAGGTATTTAAACAGATTGAAACACTCGTTGTTTAGAACTTCCTCAAGGGCAATCTGGAAACGGGCGAAAGTCTCAAGCCCAATTTCCCTGTTGTAGAAATGTTTGCAAAACTCTTTCTTGAAATTGTCTGAAACTCCGTTTACTAGCTCCATGTCCTTAAATAACTCGTTATAGGTCTGGTCTATAATCGTGTTATAGTGTAGAAAGTCGCCGTTTTCATCAACCGCCAAGCCGTCCAGCCGTCCCGTCACGGGGTTTCTATATCTGGACTTTAAAAAGGTTGCAATCGTTGCTGTGGTGTTATTCTGGGTCAATGATTGTTCCCTCCTTTTCTGCGAGGTCTAGCGCCACTTTATCAAGGTTAAACTGCTGGATTGTTTCCGCTGGTTTTACAGATATATCCAAGTCGTAACATTTATTGATAAGCTCAACGAATTTTCTTCTGGACTTCCAGCCTACTTCTATATTCGCTGAGATAACCCCATTATTGGAAATAGCTTCTGAAACTACTAGACGCTCTTTCTTGTCTGATGGGTTATTGTTTATCCCGATAAAAGTTAGCAACTGGTTCATAACCCTTAACTTTTCATCGTGCAATTTATCCAGCAAAAACGGGGCGTCCGTTCTGAAAACTTGGATATAATCAGACAACTGTTTAAAGCTGTCTTGTCCATCTTGGTCTTTCTGCTTATTGAGATACACAACGGGTTCAAAATTGGCTATTTTATTAAAGATGTTTTTCATCGATAGCACGTTAGTGTTGTCTACAAAGATAAAATACGGTGTGATTTGTGCGTTCCTGTTTAGCTGGATTGTCAGCTCAATATCAGCCAACTTTTCACAAAATAACTCTAAATAGCCAATATAAGGCTCATAGAAATTATTGTTAGGAATCACAATGCACGGTCTTTTTATCTTGTCTGGGTTGTCCTCGTGTAGCTCTGAAATAACCCTAAAGTCGTTTTCAGTATAAGCGATTTCCATTTGTTTAAAATAGTTCATACTGCTAGCGTTAACGGGTTGATAGGTCAAAGGCTGGTCATAATGGTTTAAGCGTTCCCCCCTTGTTCCACCTTGGGCAATAAATCCAAAGGTATCATCATGAAAAAAAGCTACATGACCATTTTCTATCAGCTTCTTTTCTATAAATAACTCGTCAATATCATTAGGCAACCCCTTCCAAGTGAAATAATTTACCACGATATTATAGAAATAATTAAAGTAAAACTCAAAAAAGGCTAGACGGTTACGCTCTACGGTTTCTTTGTTTAGCTCAATCTTGCCAAGATGTCGCTTGTAATTCTTGTAACTCATTTAGTCCCCTTTCACTTAATAAAATAGGTGGGCTATTGCCCACCCTTGGTCAGCCTTTAGGCTTCCTCAACATACCAGAAATGAATGTTTTCAAAAAGTGAAAGGCTGGTCATGTAGTGGTGATGATAGAAATAGTTGTAGGTCATGTTGCGAGGATTGCGGATTGCTTCCATGTGCACCAGTTTATCTTTGTTAATGATAGACTTAGCTGAGATAAGGAAAGCAACTGGCTTCCGTCCATTGTTTGCGCCCTCTCCTGTGAATTTTTCAAAATCATCTACTACAATAGTGCGAGCCAAAACGCTTGCTTTATCCATATTGAAAGCGTTAGCCAAAAGCATGTCAAGATGTGTAGAAAATTCTGCTGAAATAACTAGGTACTGGTCTTCAATCGCCGTCATGTTTGGCACGCCTACAGGGTTGTTAAATTGGGTACGGCTTGGAATTGTGAAACGTTTAGACAAGTTGATAAGAGACTGGTTAAAGTCTACGACAAAATCTTGTTTTGTTTCGTCAATCTTCGTACCTGCTACTGTGATTTTCTTAGCGTTGCCCTTAAGGTCTGTATAAGAAACTTCTGCAAGTGATTTCTCAAGTACGCCCTTAACGGCTTGGTACTCGTCCAGCGTGTCAGATGAAAGGAGTGATGTAAACATTTTGTCTACAAACTCGTCAAACGCCATGTCAGAAACAAAGGCTTTCTGAATCCAAGCACGTTCAAAGGTACGCTCATAGTAGTTTTCATTGTTTAAGGTGTGGTAGAATACCTCAATGTCTGTGTCAGCGAATTTGAACGGGCTGACGTCTGATTTTGCGTCATAGGTTTTCTTCTCTGCTGGGTGCACATAAATTTCTTGCAAAGTGTCCCCAAACTCAAACGTTTCAGACTTGAAAATAGCAAGCGGATTTTCATAAGTAAGCGCCTTAATAACGGTTGACCCAATACGGTTGACCAAAGCTGTGAAAAACTCGTTGGCATGCTTTTGAAAATCCTGATACGGTACGGTTGCGTGGTTAATGCGTGCGCCCTCAAGTACAGGAATGTCTGCCTGATAGTCTGCGCTGGCACGAGTGCGGATAGAGTTCAATAGGTCGATGTTTGAGATTTGTTTGCCCGTTTGACCTGATAAAAAGGTAGTGATTTTATTAGCCATGTTTATTCTTCTCCCTCTTCTACGATGTTTTCGTGGTCGATGTTCATTTCTACGCCCTCAACTTCACTTGCTGGGGCTTGCGCTGGGTAATTTGGCACTTCCTGCGCTGGGGTGTCCTCTGGCATAGTTGCTGGCGGTGTAACTTCTGCGACTGTTTCTGGTTCGTCCTTGAGTGCGTCTAGTGCGTTGTTAGGATACCAGTTGATTGATTTTGAAAATGGTTTCATCTTCTTTTTTCCTTTCTATTAAATAACAGCATTGATTGCTGAGACTACGCTCATGTCTTCTTGTGCTTGTTTCATGATTTCGTCTTGTTGACCTAAACGGCGGTATAGTTCGTTATTGGCTGAACGTAAGTTACCGTTTTTAAGATTTAGGCGCTCAACGTCTTCATTCAAGACTGAGACAACTGTGTCAATTTCTCCGACAAAAGCCTTAATGTCAATCAAGTCAGCCGTTAGGCTCTCAATTTCTTCATCGTTCCCGACTTTTGCCATTGCAGCGTCTAGCACTGCTAGGCATTCCTGTGAGGTCATGTTCCTCTCCTTTCAATTTTTAAACAAAGTATATCATACTTGACAAAATAAAGCAAGTATGATATGATGAATCTATAAGGCTTTTCAAGGCTTGTCTAGTGCTGGGTAGATGGTTACACCTCAAGGGGTGCTATCCAGTACGGGTCATTCTAACCAACTGACTTTTCAAGCCATGAAAAACGCTTTATAATTGGAGCTTTCCCGATTGGGAAGGCTCTTTTTATTTACCGAATAGCCCTGCAAACGGGTTCACGGGTTGCACTTCTTCAAGGGTCAACGTGTCAGCCATCATCAAAGCATTGAGACGGAAAAAGTCGTTCCCGTTATCGCCACCCTCTACAAACATAATCGCAACGTGTACGGGTTCTTCTGTCTTATAGTTCGGGGTCTTCTTAGTTGTGATTTCCCCTGATTCTGGGTCAACTTCTTCATAAGATACACCAAAATTCAGTTCTTCAAAATCGGTTTCGCTTGTGAAAATTTTCACAGTTTCAGTAGCTTTCACAACAAAGTAAGGGCGAGCGTCTGGGTCTTTCTCTGTTTCTGGTGTGTAGAGTCGTAACCCAAAATCTACAAGCTTCTTGCTGTCTTCTTCTGTCGCTGGGACAAGGTACACGGCTTTAGTCGCTTTTTTCTGCTTATACTTGCCGTCTGATTTGTTAGATGTCGCTGTGATTATAGCCTGTGCTACAACTGTATCAAAGTTTTCATGTTTTGCTTGTTTTTTAGCCATTTTGTTTATCTCCGTTTGTTGATTTTAAAAATTTTAATGGTGCGATGATTGTATTGAGATTTTCTAAATCGTTTTGACGGTTCTTTGATTTCTCGTAACAATCGTAAAGAGAATTAGAAGAAAGTGAATAGATTTTATTTTCTTCTAAATAGCAACATAAGTTGTAAAAAGCATTTATGCTGAGTTTTTCAAACTCTGCCGAAACAAATTTGTATAATTCCATGATATAGTCAAAATCTTCATAGGCATAATGTGCTTTTAGATAGGACTTTAGAAAGATAGTATTTTTAGGTGCGTTATTCGATTTCTGGTAATAGTACCCTTTTTTATTTTTAACCTGTTGTTTATGTAATAAATTTTTAAAAAAGGAGCGGTAAACCGAGAGTATAAAGCCATCAAACAAGATAGTCTGTTTCTCTGATTTTAAAGGTTGTTTCATAAATCAGCGTACCCCCTTTAATCTGCTTACTTGCACGCTTACCCTCAAAAGTTGCCCCGATAACAAAGTTTTCAAAAGTGATTTTTTCTTTGATTTCTGGGGTCATTCCTGCACCCTTAACGTCTAAATGCGTTGACCCATCTTCTTGTATCAATTCTTCTATATAGAGTTTAGAGCGTAGATATTTTGCCTTTAAGGCTCTACCCTCATGCGCCCACTTCCCGAACTCTGACGGGTCTATATCCAAGACAAGGCTGTCAGAATGGAACAAGTGCAAGCTGTCTGTATCGGCATATAAGAAATTATCATAATTTTCTTGTGCGTTAGATATGATAAAGTGACGAGCTATTGACGTTACGAAAAGGGCAACAGGTGCATAAACGGGTTGTACTTCTTCTTCATCGTCATTTTTAAAGCGTAATATACCTTTGTCGTCCAGATAGGCTAGTTTTTTAACCGATATGATTTTAGCGCCAAACTTCCCATATAAGCTATTTAGCATAATCTTAGCCTTTTGTTTTTCTGCTGGGCTTTGTGCGTTTTCTTTCTTGTATCGATAAGTTGTGATATAGTCATCAAACAAACCTGATTCTGTCTGAAATTCAAGTGTTTCAACATACATGATAGAACTATCATAATGTTTTAAAAATAGGTCAAGGTCAAAATTAGTCAGATATAAATCTATAACCTCATTGTTCGATGTGGTCACATAGTCGCTAGTTCTGACCCCGATGCGTAAAGCGTCAAGTTTTCGCTTAATCTGGATTGTTGGGAGGTAGCCACGTTTTAAGTCAAAATCGGCTTTAATGTGGTAGATATAATAGTAGTCTTCCTTTATCTCCTTGGGTTTTCCCTTGTAACGTTTCGGTATTCCAATAGGTAAAGCGTTCTGTAGCATAGTAGCTGGATACATACTGTTAATGTCATATATATCTATCAACTGTTTCAGCGTGCGCCCTTGCGTTTTAGGGTTGGCAAACGTCCACCCCCCACGGTATGCTTTACGACAAAAATCATCTACCTTTTCATCTAGGATTGGGAAAAAGTCCCTGAACTTTCGTTTAGACTTTCTGAAAATCCGTTTAAATTCTGTCAGCGCTTCGCTTGCTGATGTGTACTTTGTGAAATTTTCTTCATAGTACATAGCAAAGATACCGCGGGCAAGAATAGCAACGTCTACATGAATGTAGTCAATCCATTCTGGCTTAATCACTTCTGGCTTATGTTTTAGCAAGGGTGTTTTTCCCTTTGCTATAGGCATTTTGAAAAGCCCTGCCATGATTGCGATTGAGAAATTAAGAATTTTTAAAGAGTCTCTAAAAGTTAGCGTAAAGTCTGGAAATTCTAGCGTTATAGAATACCATACACCCATATCGTTAATAAAGTAAGTACATTCTATATCATTATTCAGAAAGAAAGATAGCAAGAAAGAGCCGTCAAACTTGAGATTATGAAAGAATATGATAAATTCATCTTCTCCTGTCTCCGTGTAAGTCTTGTCTAGGTCAAGATAGAGGGATTTTAGAAAATCCTCTAGGCTGGTGTTTACCTTGAATGTGTCTAGCTTGTCATAGTCAATAACTTTAGCAAAGCAAGATAGCCATACCTCTGTTTCTTCCTCGTTTGTAGTCGTTTCAAAGTCGCCTGCATAGTAGCAAGTCACTTTTTACCTCGCTTCTTTCGTCTTCTCATGTCTGAGACAAACTGTTTAGAAAACTTGTCTACATTATCAAGGATTTCACGAGCTAGGCTGTCCTGAAATTCAAAAGCCGTTTCTTTACCGTCAGTGTCTACGAAAACCATAACGTTATCAAATGAAACCTTGTCACTCGCCCCACCTGTTAGAAATGCCCCAAAGTTGCTGGCACTCATGCGCCTTATGCGTCCTATCATAGACTTAAAGGCTTTTTCTTGCGCCTTATTCCCTGCTTCTCTGGTGTTGTAGTGCATTTCTTCAAGCGCTTGTATATAGCGTTCTTTGGCTTCTCTGTCACGTTCTGAGCGGTATTCTTTGACCTCTTTAGCTGAATGAAAGCGGTTCAAGTCTGAGCGTTGAGAAGAGCGAAAACCTTGGGTCAGCTTCTCAACTGAAGACTTGTCCCCGTACCATGCTTTAGCTTTTTTAACATAGTCGCTAGTGTAGACGTGATTTCCGAATACTTGAGTACGACCCTTGCTTTTAATCTCATTATAGGCACGTTCTAGCGCCTTGTCACTCATTCCTGAAAAGTTCCACCGTCCACCCATAAAAGCCTTAATCTCAGCATTAGATGCGCCCTGCCGTTGTAACGTTCTTTTCTTTCTGGTTAAATAGTCCCGTTGTACCTTCCTTTGTTTTGGTGTTAAAGCCATTTACTTACACCCCTTCCGCTTGTTCCTCTGCGTATTCTAAGGCGGTAGCGAATGGAATAGTAGCCGTATAGCTTTTATATTCATAGTCAACTACCTCTATAGTGAGATAGCCCTTAAAACGCTCTTTTAAGTAACGTTCAATATATGGGAGCTGTCGCCGTTGGTTTATCATTACCGTTTCGGGTGTGATAGTAACCTGACCATCCTCATTCTTATATAGATTGAATGTAACCTGTGTAGCGTTGAAAGTACATTTAATAGGTGTATTAGTCAACTTTTCTTTTTCTCCTTTCTTTAAAATTTGCTTTTTACATTTAAGAAAATAAAGGGTATTTATTTTCTTATTTAAGTTTACCACATTTTCAAATAGAAAGCAAGTGATAAACTTAATAAGAAAGTAAATTTTTATTAAATTCTTTCAACTGTTAAAAGTTGTACCATCAAAACATACAAATTTAACTGTTTCCTTTGTCATGTTATTTCTCCTTTTATTTAACTTTATGGATTGGTAAAATCACTACAAATATCCTTTTTAGCTTCTTCAACTTTTTCAAGTACAAAAATTGTGAGAGCCATTTCTTTAAAATCTTCGTCATTGAATCCGATAACATCGCCATAAACTTGGATAGCTGTTAATAGCGTATTATATAATGAATACATATCATCTTCTGATAAGTTTTCACGTTTTAAAATCTCTCCTAGTTTAAGTGAGCGCTCTCTACGACTTTTAACCTCTAA